CCCGCAAGCGAAGCGTAGCCTCGACAAAGGCTGTTGAGCGGCTCAGGGAAACCAAGCCCAAGTACGGCACGGTCGGCATAGGCAAAAAGACCGCCGAGATGATTGAACTCAAGCCTAAAAATTTTAGCGTTTACAGCAAAGCACGGACTAAAAAGGAGAGCGAGGCATGAAAGCAGACGACATACAAGTTAGCGGCAGCCACTACAAAGACATGCCCATCCAGCCTTGGGCTCTCATGGAAGCGGTACTGACCCCTGCGGAGTTCAAGGGCTATCTCAAAGGCAATGTTATAAAGTATTCGATGCGGGCGGGCCACAAAGAAAACAGCGACGACGCAGGCAAAGCCAAGCACTACATGCAGAAACTTAAAGAGGTGAGTTGATGGCCGCAACTCCCGAGAAAAAAGTCAAAGACGCAGTAGCCAAGATCCTCAAGGGAAACAACGTCTACTACTTCGCCCCGGCGTCAAATGGCATGGGACGGGCCGGGATTCCGGACCTCATCTGCTGCGTTGACGGGATGTTTCTCGCCATTGAGTGCAAGGCGGGTAAGGGTAAGACCACGGCACTGCAAGATCGGGAGATCGCAGCGGTCAAAGCTGCAAAGGGTATGGCCATCGTCGTCAACGAAAACAACTTAGCGGACGTGCAGCAGTCCATAGACTATCTGCGAGAGATCCCATGACCCCCGGCGAGCTCCTTGAAATCCTCCAAGGTAAGTTCCCTGAAGCATCAAAACAAGAACTGCGTATGGCAGCAAAGCGTATCAACGACCGAAAGCGGTACGCAGAAAAAACTCAACTCAACTGGACTAAAGATGCCTCAAGTGATAACGATCGACTTCGAGACCTTCTACAGTCGCGAATTCAGCCTGACGAAGCTAGCGACTGAGCAATACGTTCGCAGCCCGCTATTCGAAACCATCGGCGCTGCTATTGGAGTGGGCGACGAGCCTCCTGTGTGGTACCCCAAGCCCGAGGTGGTCGATGCGCTGGCTGCGATTGATTGGTCGAACAAGCTGGTGCTGGCGCAGAACACCGCGTTCGACGCTTCGATCTTGGCATGGCACTACGGCGTTAACCCGCTGGCATGGCTCGACACACTGGGTATGTCAAGAGCGCTGTTCCCCCATGCAAAGTCGCACAGCTTAAAGGCGCAGGCCGAACGCCAAGGCGTCGGTGTCAAAGGCGACGAGGTTCTTAACGCGTTAGGCAAACGCTACGCGGACTTCACCCCACAAGATCTGGCCCGCTACGGCGAGTACTGCGTCAATGATTCCCTGCTGACCAAGCGGCTGTTCGATACGTACAGGGGCATGGGGTTCCCTAAGATCGAGCTCAGGCTGATTGACCTGACACTGCGGATGTTCGTGGAGCCCGTTCTAATATTAGACAAGCCGAAACTCCAACTCCACCTTAAAGAAGTACGTGAGTCCAAGGCCCAACTACTTGATGACGTCCGCGACATGATGCTGGCCGAGAGCGACCCGGACTTCGTACACGCGGTGTTCAGCGACGGCACCGACGGAATCAAGAAGCTGCTCATGTCTAACGAGAAGTTTGCGACGTTGCTGCGCTCCTACGACGTGGAGCCACCGACCAAGATTAGCCCAGCTACGAAGAAGGAAGCCTACGCGTTTGCCAAGACAGACGAAGAGTTCATTGCCTTGGGTGGACATCCCGACATTCGTGTGCAGGGGTTGGTTGCAGCTCGCCTTGGCACCAAGACAACGATCGAAGAGACACGCACTGAGCGCTTCATTGGCATGGCAGATCGTGGGGCGTTCCCTGTCCCCTTGCGGTACTACGGCGCACACTCGGGCCGCTGGAGCGGCCAAGATTCCGTGAACATGCAAAATCTGCCAAGCCGCGGGGCGAACGCAGGCCGAATAAAGAAATCCATCATGGCCCCCGAGGGGTACGTTGTTATTGACTGCGACTCTGCGCAGATCGAAGCGCGGGTGCTGGCGTGGCTGGCTGGGCAAGACGATCTCGTTGCAGCGTTTGAGCGGCGCGAGGATGTGTACAAGATCATGGCCAGCAACATCTATGGCGTACCAGTAGATGCGATTACGGGGCCCCAGAGGACAGTAGGAAAAACCGTAGTCCTAGGCGCAGGCTACGGCGTGGGTTGGCTCAAGCTCCAGCTCTTTTTGAAGATGCAGGCGAAGGTTGTTGTGGACGACGTTGAGTCTAAGCGCATCGTGAACGCATACCGCGGGAAGTACAACCGGATCCCCCTGCTGTGGCGCAAGGGGGAAGAAGCGCTGACAGCGCTGGCGCAGGGGCAGAGCATGGTGCTCGACGCGCAAGGCCTGCTGACGGTGGTGCCCGACAAAGGCATACGCCTGCCCAACGGATTGTTCATACAGTACCCCGGACTCAAGAAGGTTGTGAAAGAGGATGGCAAGGCCTCATGGATGTACTACAGCAAGGGCGTCCCGGTCTACGTGTACGGCGGTAAAGTTATTGAAAACTGCATAGCCGTGGGGACTGACGTACTGACAGACCGAGGGTGGGTGGCCATTGAGAAAATTACCGCGAGCGATCGTGTACATGATGGTGTGGAGTTTGTAACTCATGGGGGCATGATAGCCAAATCAGTACAACCCTGTGTTACTATCGACGGCGTTCATATGACACCAGATCATGAGGTACTCACAGATGATGGATGGGAAGCTGCATCACAATACCCCGAACCTTACAGGCCAGACCTTCGGCATGTTGGCGGGGCTGAACCCGGAACACAGCGATGGAAAAAAGCGGTACTGGCGTTTTCAATGTCGGTGCGGGACGCAGTGCGTCAAGGTAGGAGCCGACGTTATCAAGGAGATAAAACGCGGGGGCTACCCAAACTGCGGGTGCGCAACCAAGAGGCTTATCTCCCATGGCAACAGAACGCACGGCATGAGCAAGCACCCAGCGTTTGCAGTATGGAGGTCGATGCTAGACCGCTGCCGACTGCCGTCCCACCAAGCATGGGCAAATTATGGCGGGCGGGGGATTATCGTGTGCGATCGGTGGCAGGGCGCATTCATAAATTTTTGGGGCGATATGGGGCCGACGTACGTTCGGGGCTTGGACTTGGATCGTATGGACAACAACGGCCCCTACTCGCTGGAGAACTGCCATTGGGTTTCACGTCGCGCCAACTCGATGAACAGGCGCAATACCGAACGTCGGGTGGACATAATAGCCTTGAGTCAGCAGACAGGGATCGCCCACACAACCTTATACTACCGACTAGCGCACGGTTGGCCAGTGGAGCAGTTGACGCGGAAGCCCGACGCGAAAAACCGGTGTACGACATCCTGAACGCGGGACCTCGGTCCCGCTTTGTCGTGCGTGGAGATAACGGTCCCTTCGTTGTGCACAACTGTTGCCAAGCTGTGGCCCGCATCATTATTGGTGAGCAGATGCTACGCATCGCCAAGCGCTACAAGGTGGTACTCACGGTGCATGACGCTGTGGCGATCGTTGCTAAAGCGGAAGAAGCCGCCGAGGCCCAAGCCTTTGTTGAAGCGTGCATGAACTGGCGTCCAAAGTGGGCGCAGACCCTACCCCTTGCTTGCGAGTCGGGGATAGGCAAATCGTACGGGGACTGTTAAAATTGGCCCTTAACAATCTCAATAAAGCAAACCCATGGCACTCGCATTTTCGTACTCCGCAATCAAGGACTTCCAAAACTGTCCCCGCAAGTACCATGAGACCCGCATCCTCAAAAAGTTCAAGCAGGCAGACAGCACTGCGACCCTCTATGGCACCGCCGCACACAAAGCCTTCGAGCTATACATTCAAGATGGGACACCCCTTCCTGAAAATTTTTCACAGTACAAGCGCTTCGTGGAACCTCTCACCCGGATCAAAGGCGAGATCAAGTGTGAACTCAAGCTCGGCATCACCGCGGACTTCAAACCCTGCGAGTTCTTTGGTAAGGACGTGTGGTTCCGCGGCCTGCCAGACTACCTCGCGCTCAACCATGAGACGGGCGTTGCCCGCGTCGTAGACTTCAAGACGGGTAAGTCCAGCCGGTATGCGGACACATCGCAGTTGGAGTTGATGGCGGCCATGATAATGATCCACTACCCCGAAGTAAAAGTGGTGAAGGGCATGCTGATGTTTGTGGTTGCCGACGACATCATTAAGGCGGAGTTTTCTCGGGCCCAACTACCTAGCATCTTGGCCAAGTGGGCGGGCGAGGCCTCGTTGATTGAAGCTGCTGTTGGCCACGGAGTGTGGAACGCCAAGCCGAGCGGCCTTTGTAAATTTTGCCCCGTCGTTTCGTGCGACCATCATAGGAGCTAACCATGGCTACCAAAAAACGAGATTACGCCGCCGAGTACGCTAAGTACCAAGGCCAACCCGAGCAGATTGCCAATCGTTCTGCCCGCAACGGCGCACGGCGCACCTACGAAAAAGCCAACGGTACGGTACCGGAGGGCATGGATGTAGACCACAAGAAGGCGATGTCCAAGGGGGGCACGTCGAAGGCCAGCAACCTGCAGGCAGTGGCTGCCAAAACCAACCGCAGTTTCTCACGCAATAAAAATGGCTCTATGAAGTCGCAAACTAGCAAACGCGAAGCCAAAAAGTGATATAGTTTCGGAGGGCACTTTTCATAGGGTGTTCTCCTTAGTTGAGTTGACATGAGTTTGCGCGGTAGTTTAGGCTACCGTGCTTTTTTCGTCGCCTAAAGGAATTTCCGTGCAAATTATTGACAACCGGGCCTTGCTGTTTACCACCAAGAAAGCGGATCAGATCACCGCTTTGATCCCAAAAAGTAGAGTCCTTGAGCGCAACGGCGAGCTGGCTAGAGTGCTGGTGAACTGGGGCCCTGACGAGGCTAAGCTCCTGCGTAACCTACGTATTAAAAACGTGCCGCACCCCATCACGGGTCGATACAAGTGGGCAGGTGTGTACACACCGTTTGCACACCAGCGAGTCACCGCGGGGTTCTTGGCCACCCACCAACGCTGCCTTGTTTTGAGTGAAGCCGGGACTGGCAAGACTGCCGCTGCCGCGTGGGCCGCAGACTACTTGATGCAGCAAGGCGAAATCAAACGCGTACTTGTTGTATGCCCCGTCTCAATCATGGACACCGCATGGCGAGCAGATCTATTTCGCACGGTCATGCACCGCACGGTGG